ACTCGTGCCAACTCTGGGGTCAACTAAAGTTGGCACGGATGTTGCTACGCAAGAATCATGCCAATTGTTGGACAAATGTTGGACGGGGGGAGGGGGTTGCCTCGTGTCGTCCGTGGTGGTTGCTACCTAGGCACAAAATAGGTGAAAATTAGGAATATTACCCCGTGTATTAACGACAGTAACTACTTGTTTTGCCTTGTATTACTACAACTGCCTGCTGTCTTCCATAAATAGCTTGACTTCTGTGAATACTTGTGTTATACTATAGTTGTAATTAGGGACAATTTGTGTTATGACCACTGAAATTAAAAAGAGGGGCCGTGGCAGACCCCGGAAGTCAGAAGTAGCCGCTGTAAAGCCCGGTAACAAGGGTAAGGTGGGTAGACCCAAGGGTGACGCTGCTATTATAAACGAGTACAAAGCTCGTATGCTGGCTTCTCCTAAGTCCAGAAAGGTCCTAGAGACTATTTTTGATGCAGCTCTTGACCACGACCATAAGAATCAGGCTTCTGCATGGAAGCTAATCATGGACCGTATGTTACCAGTGGGTGCATTTGAAAGAGAAGTTGCTGCGTCCGGTGGCAAAAGTGCTATACAGATTAACATCACTGGTGTTGGTACTGTAGATGTAAACGATGCAGCCCATAGTGATGCTGAAAGTGACGAAGCTTCCATAATTGAAGGAGAAGTAGTTGATCAATCTTGAGTTTTTTACCTTAGACGAGTTCAACTGCCAAGTCACTGGTGAAAACAAGATGGAACCAGAGTTCCTACAGAAGCTTGACCGTTTACGTGCCGGGTGTGGGTTTCCGTTTGTCATAACGAGTGGTTATAGACACCCCATAGAACATCCTATTGAAGCATCCAAGGAAGTTCCGGGAACCCATGCCCAAGGCATTGCTGCAGACATCCAGATAATCAGTGCTTACCAGAGGCACGTCATTGTGTCTGAGGCTCTGAAGCTAGGCTTCACGGGTATAGGCATTGACAAAACATTCGTCCATGTGGACACAAGAGGTACAACTCCTGTGATGTGGTTGTACTAAGACGTGGACCTAGACATCCAGTTACTGCCTTGGCAGCAAGAGGTCTGGGCTGACGACACTAGATTCAAGATAGTCGCAGCAGGTAGACGTACAGGTAAATCCAGACTTGCTGCTTGGCTGCTCATTGTGAACGCTCTGCAGACTGAACGTGGACAGGTGTTCTACGTAGCACCTACACAGGGTCAGGCCAGAGACATCATGTGGCAGACGTTGTTGGAACTAGGCAACCCTGTGATTACAGGTAGCCACATTAATAATCTACAGATTAAGTTAGTCAACGGTGCAACCATCAGCCTCAAAGGTGCCGACAGGCCAGAGACTATGCGTGGTGTGTCACTGAAGTTCTTGGTGTTGGACGAGTACGCAGACATGAAGCCTGACGTATTTGAGCAGATACTTAGACCTGCTTTGGCTGACCAAAAGGGTTGTGCTATGTTCATAGGTACGCCTATGGGTCGCAACCACTTCTATGAACTCTACAAATATGCAGACTTAGGTGACGATGAAACTTATAAAGCTTGGCACTTTACTTCCTACGATAACCCAATACTGGACCCAAATGAAATTGACACTGCAAAGAAGTCTATGTCGAGCTATGCGTTTCGTCAAGAGTTTATGGCTTCGTTTGAAGCTCGTGGGTCAGAAATGTTTAAAGAGGACTGGGTAAAGTTTGACGAAGAAGGCATTGACGAGGGTGACTACTACATAGCTATTGACTTAGCAGGTTTTGAAGAAGTCAACAAGAAGCGTACTAAAAATACTAAACTTGACGAGACAGCAATAGCAGTAGTCAAAGTAAACCCCAATGGCTGGTACGTGGAAAACATCATACACGGGCGTTGGACCTTAGACGAAACCGCAGCTAAAATCTTTCAGGCTGTCAGAGACTACAAACCAGTTAGCGTAGGTATTGAAAAGGGTATAGCGAAGCAGGCAGTAATGTCTCCCCTACTGGACCTACAGAGGCGCTACGGGACTTTCTTCAGAGTTGAAGAGTTGACCCACGGTAACAAGAAGAAGACTGACAGAGTGATGTGGGCGTTACAGGGCAGGTTTGAGAATGGCTTTGTAACACTCAGTAGAGGAGAGTGGAACGCTAGGTTCTTGGACCAACTGTTTCAATTCCCAGACCCACTAACTCACGACGACTTGGTTGACGCTTTAGCTTACGTAGACCAACTAGCAAACGTAGCCTATGACTATGACTACGAAATTGACGACCATGAAATTTTAGACGTAGTAGCAGGATACTAATATGGCAGAGAAACCTTTTAAAGATAAGTTTTATGGTGCTTTACAGCAATATCAAGCTACGGAAGAAGAGTCTGCTGCTGAATTTGAAGGCAATGACTTTAGATGGGCAGAAACAAAGATGGGTGGTGACTCCCCTACAGGGACACCTAAAATTTACATAAACCATCAAAAATTTAAAGATAATCCTGATACTAGAAAAAACTACGTTCAAGAAATGCTGATAGGTGAAGGGTTACATCTGATAAAAGAGATAGACCCAGAAAGAGCAGAAAGGCTTTATACGACCGCAGTTAACGACCCTGATGTTTTAGGTTGGTTAAAAGAATCATACCGTTATGAACAAAACAGAGGGGAAGAACGTCCTTTTGAACAGTGGGTAAAGCACTCTAGATTAGACCAAATTATTGGCGGTTATTTATTGGGCGGTAAAAACTCATCAGTACCTACTATGCAATCGTGGCCCACAGAGCGATTACCCTACGGTACTAAATTTAAAGCAGAAGTAGAAAGTCTAAAAAAAGATTTAGGTTTAAAGTAGGATACTAATATGAGTGAATTATTTGAACAAGACCCGCTGATGATAGAGGAATCTATTGAAGACTGGGTAATAACCAAGTGTGACGACTGGCGTGACCACTACGAAGCAAACTATGAAGCACGCTTTGAGGAGTACTACAGACTCTGGCGTGGTATCTGGGACCCTGCAGACTCTGCTAGAGCCTCAGAGCGTTCTAGGATTATCTCCCCTGCGTTGCAGCAGGCAGTAGAGTCCAATGTAGCTGAGATGGAAGAAGCTACCTTTGGACGTGGCAAGTGGTTCGACATCAGTGACAACATGGGTGATACCCAGAAGCAGGACGTGTTGTTCCTAAGAAACAAGCTTACGGAAGACTTTGAGGACTGTAAGGTTCGTAAAGCAGTAGCAGAGTGTCTCATCAACTCAGCCGTGTTTGGCGTGGGTATTGGTGAAGTTGTTATTGAAGAAATGAAAGAGATGGTACCGGCTACACAGCCCATCATGGGTGGTGACTTGCAGGCAGTAGGAGTCAATATCACAGAGCGTGTCAAGGTTAAACTCAAGCCTGTGATGCCTCAGAACTTCCTAATTGACCCTGTGGCTACCAGTATTGAAGAAGCTATGGGTGTAGCTATAGACGAGTTCGTGAGCCTACACCAAGTAGAACTTCTGCAGGAACAGGGTGTGTACAGAGACGTATACGTAGGTACTGCTCCTCCTGACTCTGAGTTAGAGCCTGACCAAGACATAACAGTCTACAGTGACGACAAAGTACGTCTTACGAAGTACTACGGTCTAGTCCCTAGAGAACTCCTAGAGAACGCTACAACGGACGAAGACGAAGAAGAAGTAGAGCTTATAGAGTCTAAATCTAAGTCTAAGTACGTAGAAGCGGTAGTAGTGATTGCCAATGGTGGAGTCCTGTTGAAAGCAGAGGCTAACCCTTACATGATGCAGGACAGACCTGTAGTAGCTTTCCCTTGGGACGTAGTGCCCGGAAGGTTCTGGGGTCGTGGCGTATGTGAAAAAGGTTACAACTCCCAGAAAGCACTTGACACTGAGTTACGCGCCAGGATTGACGCTCTAAGCCTCACGATACACCCTATGCTTGCCGTAGACGCTACTAGGTTACCACGAGGTGCTAAACCGGAAGTACGTCCGGGTAAGATGATTCTAACCAATGGAGACCCACGTGAAGTTCTACAACCATTTAACTTTGGGCAAGTTGGGCAAATTACCTTTGCTCAGGCGAGTGCTTTACAGCAGATGGTACAACAAGCTACTGGTGCTGTGGATTCAGCAGGTATTGCGGGTTCAGTCAATGGAGAAGCGACGGCTGCTGGTATTAGTATGTCTCTTGGCGCTATCATTAAGCGTCATAAGCGTACACTTATTAACTTCCAGCAGTCCTTCCTGATACCTTTTGTCAAGAAGGCAGCCTACCGTTACATGCAGTTTGACCCTGAGAGTTACCCAGTGGCTGACTACAAGTTTAACGCTACGAGCAGCTTAGGCATCATCGCTAGGGAATACGAAGTCACACAGCTAGTACAACTACTACAGACTATGGAGAAGGACTCTCCGTTGTACAATACGCTAATACAGTCCATCATAGACAACATGAACTTGTCTAACCGTGAAGAACTTATTGCAGCAATGCAACAAGCGTCGCAACCTAACCCAGAAGCACAGCAGATGGCGCAGGTAGCACAACAGGCACAGCTTGAGTTCCAGCAGTCCCAGACAGCAGCGCTAGGCGCACAGGCTCAAGAGTCTTCCGCTAGGGCTACTAAGCTGGCTGCTGAAGCACAGGCTGTACCTATGGAACTAGAGATTGACCGTATTAACGCAATCACTAGAAACCTCCGTGAAGGAGACCAAGAAGACAAAGAGTTTGAACGACGTATGCGCGTAGCAGACACTCTTCTCAAAGAAAGACAAGTAAAAGGGAAAGAAAATGTTGACAGACAAAGAACTCCAAGGCCTGATGGCCCAAGTAGACAGGTTTCTCCAGCCCCGTTGGGAGGAGTTAGCAGACTTGAAACGCCAACTAGAGGAGCTTAGTAATGCCAAAGAAGAAGGACCCAAGACTGGAAAGGGCCGGAGTAAGCGGGTTCAACAAGCCTAAGAGGACTCCTAGCCACCCTACTAAGTCACACGTAGTAGTGGCCAAAGAGGGAGACAAGGTTAAAACCATACGTTTTGGACAGCAGGGAGTTAGTGGTGCGGGTAAAGCCCCTAAGACTGAGAAAGATAAAGCCAGACGCAAGTCATTTAAAGCTCGTCATGGTGCAAATATTGCAAAAGGTAAGATGTCAGCAGCGTACTGGGCAAACAAGGAGAAATGGTAGTGGCAGGTCTATATGACAATATCCATGCAAAGCGTAAGCGTATTGCAGCAGGTAGTAAAGAGAAGATGCGTAAAAAAGGTGCCAAAGGTGCACCGACCGCAAAAGCTTTTAAACAAGCAGCTAAATCAACCAAGAAGAGGAAAAAGTAATGGCTAAGGGAATGCCGCATTACTTTAGGGACGGAACAAAGCACACAGGAGGCACACATAAGATGCCTAATGGTGATGTACATTCAGGTGCGTCCCACGGTTCATCCTCTAAAAAACTGTTCCACTACGACGAACTTTCAAAAACAGCTAAGGAGAAAGCTATGATGTACGGAAGTAAACCAATGAAGCCTAAAACAAAAGCTAAATCTAAGGCTAAACCTAAAGCTAAACCTAGGAAAAAGCCTATGAAAAAAGGATACTAGATTTATACAAATGGCATACTCAGCGCAAGTAATGGACCATTATCAAAATCCTAGAAATGTAGGAAGTCTCGACAGTGTCAGTGACACTGTAGGTACTGGCATGGTAGGTGCGCCTGCCTGTGGTGATGTGATGCGCTTGCAGATAAGCGTGGATGAGGACGGGATTATTCAAGACGCTAAGTTTAAAACCTACGGCTGTGGTTCCGCCATTGCCTCAAGCTCATTGTTAACAGAATGGGTAAAAGGCAAGAAGCTTGAAGAAGCACGACAAATAACTAACACAGACATAGCCAATGAACTAGCACTGCCACCAGTAAAAATTCATTGTTCTGTACTGGCCGAAGACGCTATTAAAGCAGCTATTGAAGATTATAGGTATAAAAATGGGATACTATTGTGGGATTAATGACAAATATACTGGGTGGTTACAGTAGAAACCTCTGAAAAAGGGCTACTAAATAACACTTGACTTTTAACTAAAAACATGCTATACTATAACTGTAGTGTAAACAAAGGGAAACTATGAAGCCTGAGCTTGAAACTTACTTCGACAACTACAACGAACTCTTCAATTCTGAAGGTTTTAAACAACTCGTTCAAGAGCTTTCCTCCAATGCAGTATCTTTAGCTGACATACAGACAGTTAAGGACACTGAAGACTTCTACTTTAGAAAGGGCCAAGTTGCCGCTTTAGCTTCTGTGATTAATCTGGAGAATACTATATCAGTAGCCAGAGAACAAGCAGAAGAGGAAGAAGAAGTAGATGATTAAAGTATACGACTTTCGTTGTGACAACGGACACGTATATGAGAAATTTGTAGACTCTAGTACCTCAGTCAGTAGGTGCGAGTGTGGTGCTAGTGCTACAAAAATGCTGTCTGCCCCGGCTTTTATACTTGATGGACACACTGGGGACTTCCCCGGTAGACACATGAAGTGGGTAAAAGAACACGAACAAGCAGGTAGAAAACCCTAGTCTCCATAATGACAAAGTTCACGGAGTTTGATTATGTCTAAAGCGACAATGGTTGACATGCAACCTGAAGAGGAAATTGCAGAAGAAACCATAGAAAACGAAGTACAAGAGATTCAACACATAGAACAAGAAGAAGTAGTTGAGCAACCTCAATCAGAACCTACAGTACCGGAGAAGTACCAAGGTAAGTCTCTGGGAGAAGTGGTACAGATGCACCAAGAGGCTGAGAAGCTTTTAGGTCGTCAGTCCTCTGAAGTAGGAGAACTTCGTAAGGTAGTGGACGATTACATTTCAACGCAATCACCACCACCAGCACCTCAACAGTACGTTGAGCCTGAAGACGATATAGACTACTTTACAGACCCTCAAGCAGCCGTTAATCGTGCTATTGATAATCATCCTAAAATCAGAGAAGCTCAAGAGTACTCTGCTCAGTACAAAAAACAATCATCTCTGGCAACGCTTACTAATAAGCATCCAGACATGCAGGGCATCCTTAAGGACCCTAAGTTTGCTGAGTGGATACAAGCTTCAAAGGTTAGGACAAAGTTGTTTGTAGAAGCTGACCAACAATATGACGCGGAAGCTGCTGACGAACTGTTTTCACTCTGGAAGGAGCGTAAGACAGTAGCACAGCAGACAGTGCAAGTTGAGAAACAAGCACGTAAGCAGCAGATTAAGGCAGCCAATACAGGCAATGCACGAGGCAGTGCTGAAGGGAGTCGTAAGAAAGTGTATCGTAGGGCCGACATCATTAAACTAATGAAAACAGACCCTGAGCGTTACCAAGCTTTATCTGAGGAGATTTTAAGAGCTTATAGCGAGGGTCGAGTCAAATAATCTAAAGGAGATTAAGACTAATGGCTACTGCTACATATCCCGGTGCAGGGGGTAATACTGCAAAGACTGAAGCGGCTACGTTTATTCCAGAAATTTGGAGTGACGAGATTATCGCTGCTTACCAAAAGAACTTGAAGATGGCTCCACTTGTCAAAAAGCTCGCTATGAGTGGCAAGAAAGGTGACAAGCTTCATATCCCTAAGCCAGTACGTGGGGACGCAAATGCTAAGGCTGCTGATACTGCAGTTACTATCATTGCTAACACTGAAGGCGAACTGACTGTTGACATCGACAGACACTTTGAGTACTCAAGACTCATTGAAGACATCGTAGAAGTACAAGCTCTAAACAGCTTGCGACAGTTCTACACTGAAGACGCTGGCTACGCTCTGGCTACTAAAATCGACTCTGACCTCCACTCTTGTGGTACTGGTTTTGGCGACGGTGGTTCCATTGTGTTTGCTGCTGCTGTAGCTCCTACGGACTACCAGCACACTGGT